CGCAGATGTCCATCCGGGATTGTCGGCTACCAATCGGTTTTTCCAGGAGGTATACAGCGCATCGCCTAGGAGCGGTTTGATGTAAAACTTTTCGGCTTTTCGCAGGTAATCCCGCAGGGCCAGGTAGATCCGTCGAGAGTGGCGGGCCGCTGGAAAGTACGCAGTCATTTCGGTAGCCGAGCCGATGAAAAGTTCTTTGGAAAGCGTATAGCTCAGCGAGTTTTTCCAGGTGGTAAAACTGGCTTTGTTGCTTTCCAGATATTGCAATGCCTGTTCAAGGGCCAAATCTGCCTTATTGATGGCTTCCTTTCGGGCGGCCACAATCATCCATTTGCCGGGGGACTGCATGTTGGCACCGGAGGGAGCCTGTTTGCCGGCGTCGGAGGTGTGCAGCACCAGCCGCATGCCGCCCAGAAGATCCGCATATTCGGCAATAGCCATTCGGAGCCAGTCCAACAGCGTGCTTTGTTTATCGCTCAGCGTCTGAGCTTCTGACAGCTCGTCATACAATTCCTGGCCAATGGCAGGAAGGATATAAAGCATTTCGGCCTGCTGCACAAAGGGCTTCCACGTCCGCCAGTTCATGGTTTGCTGAATCCCGCCGATGGACTCTTTCAGCTCCTCAATACTATTTATCAGCATCTTGCTCTTTGGTTTCGGGTTCGCTATTAGGGTTGTCCGGGGAGCTTTTGGGCGTGACGTCCTGGGTATAGGAAGTGATTCGGTACACGTAAGGGATCAGGCTTTCGGCTACGCCGTCAATTCGCATGGCAAACAGCACGGGTTTGCACAGCAGCTTCTTGTCAAAAATGGTCATGTAGTCCTGCATGTAGTTGGCAGAAGCCACAATCTCTTTTCCACTCGTGCCCAGCTGATTGCCGATGGTGATGCCGGCCAGATCGGGCCGCACGCCGTGGGCGCTTGCCTGCACCTGATTGGCGACTTCAAACATTTTGATGAAGGCTTCGTCATTGATCGGATTCTGAATGGGCGTCACCTTCACTCCCTGAATCGTGCGGCCGTCAATGGTGATTTTAGAGAAGGTAAACAGGATCTTGTTGGCCTTGTCCAGACCAATGAGGGTATTGGATATTTCATCCAGAACCTTGTTTCTCAGCTCGTCCTGCTCCTCCTGCGTGGATCCATCCTGATCAAAGTAATCATCCGGGATGTCCACGTGATGCGTCAGGAACGCGCCATTTTCAAAGGTTGCGTCGTAGTAATCCGTAACCCGGTTGGAAATGGAGGTCCATTTGGCCGAGCCCCACCACGGCTCAAATCCGTAGTATTTCTGACCCGGCAGCGGATGCTTGACATGGATCAGCGCCTGAGCAAATTTGGTAGGAGCCGACGGATCAAAGGCATTAACTTCCTTGTAATCGGCTTTGGGTACCTTTTTCTCGTAGCCAAAGCGGGGGCTAATCAAGTATTTGGTTACCTTATTTGATTTGGCTTCGGGCCGTTTGGCCCGCACTTCCATGGCATCCACTACTTCCAGAGACTTCACTTTCTTGTCCGTGGTCAAAGTCAGCAGTACATTGAGCTCGCCACAAAAGGCAATCTGATAGGAGGCCGCCGCCAAATACACTTCCAGATCCAGGCGCTCGTGCCACTCATCAAAAGCAGGATCCAGTACCGGTACGTATTTAAATTCCCGGTTGACAATTTCCTTGCGGTGGGGCCCAATGCCGAGTCCACCAATGAAGTTGCGGCGGGTGGTGATGAACTGCCACTTGTTGGGGCTCTCGGTAGCAAGCCGGTGCATGACCAGCAGCTTGTCATCATTCTCCCCGCGCCTGACGTACTCGTTTGCCGCCGATTGGATGGTCGAGGGTTTTTCGCCGTTGGCAAGATCCACCGCTTTGGAGGCATCTTTTCCAAAGGTTACCAGCACACCTGCCTGCGGGGCGTAGCTTGCCACGTACACATTTCTCGAAATTTTTTTAAAACTCATCAGTACAGGTGGTTAATGGCCTGGCCGTTGAAAGTCAGCAGAAAATCTATGTATACATCCAGCAACTGGTTGTTGGATTGTTGAATCAGTTTGAGCGTACCCGACCGGTTCATCCGTTTACGTTCTCCGCCAGCCGAGTGGGTGGATGTCCGCAGCATGCAGGATTTTTTTTCTCCCCAGCTTCCATCAACCTTTCGATAGGTAATGTTGAAAACACTGCCCGGCTTATTGACTTCGGACAGTACGGCACTTAATTGGATCATCTTCGTACATTTTTGATACGGCAATGATACTTCCGGCCTTTATTTTAAGGTAGGACACAAGTTTTTAGGTATTTTTTGCAGTCCTTTTTTTGGTAGTAGGTTGATTTTTAAGGCCTTGCCAAAAAATCAACCGTTTTTTAAGCCAATGACGCAGAGTAAGCTGGCCCGCACTTTACCATAAATGGCAATTGCCAAAATCAAAAAAGGGAATATAGGTTTGGCGATCGGGCCAGCGGGCCTACCTCGAATGGATAAAATTGCGTTGCCTGCGCTGCATGTTCAGATACTTTTTACACTTAACCCACAGCCAGTAGTCCAGCGCATCGGTACCATCAGTGGCATACTCGCGGTTGCGTGCCCTGGTCTCACTTGCCTTGTCTTTCTTTGCTGTGTTGCCTTTGCCTTTCTTAAAGGTCTTGTCCGTAGTGACTGGTGTCTGTTGAATGTTGATGACCAGTACTTTGTTGGTGTTCTGATTGAATCGCAGCTTGGGGGCACGTGGGTTGTTCTCTTCCAGTAGTAGATTAATGAGAGTATACTTTTCCTGATGGTTGGGATAATGGGTGAGCTCACGCCGGAATACACGCCACCCTCTTTTGTGCAGCACGTCACAAAGGATGTTGTAAAAGGGGCGGTTTTTGTAGGAGGTAGCGGCGCTGGTAGATCGCCCACCCGGATCACCGTATACGTATACGTCCTTGACCTCATTGCTTTCGTAGGTATCGCAGAACCAGGCGCCCAGTTGTTCAATGATACTGGTGTCCTGATCCTCCTTGCTGCCGGTAGGCTTAACATACTTGGAGCTGATGACCCGTAGTTCCTTACCTATTTCCTGACCAACGATGCCCCATACAATGTCTGAGTTGAAGTCGAGCGATAGATCAAGGGGCATATCGCTCAGGTAATCATTGGAGCGAAACAGGACCAGGCCGGTCTTATCATCATCCTGGTAGGTGTAGGATTTTGAGTAGCAATGTTTGGCTGACGAAAATCCGTGGTAAAAACCATTCGGAAGCTTTCCCAAACGGAAGTTCAGAACTTCCACCTCAAATTCAAGTGGTTCCAGTTCCTGGCTGAGCCGCTGTTCATAATCGTCGGGTAGTACATCCTGATTGTCTTTGAAAGTACTTTCCAGAAAAAGATACTGCGGGGGCAGCTGCTGTAATTGCTCATGAGACAGGGTAGCCCGCTCTTCAAGCATTTGCATCCAGCGTTCTTCCACCTCATAAATCCACATGCCTTCCTGACTCCATGAGGCCGAAGAGAAATCAAAGAAGCCGTGGTGCCAGGGATGGCTGGCAAACTTTGCGTACTTGTTGGCACGCACGGCCGGCTGAATGACTTTCTTGATAAAGTCCGGATTCATGGTAGCCGATTCGTCCACCAGAAAACCGTCCAGATTCAATCCCCGGTGGGTTTCGGGCCGGTCCTGACTGATGAGCCTGAGCGTAAAGCCGTTAATGAAGGTGATGCAGTACTGATAACCCAACCGCCCCACCTTTTTGTAGGGAGACACCCAGTGATCAGGCGGTTTGACCCCGATGACATAAGTGCCTGAGGGGTTGATTTTGGCATTGAATTCGGTAAGGCCCATCATGCCCAGCGCATCCCGAATGGATGGAATCACAATCAGGTCGAGCTGGACGTAGGTCAGCCCGACCATTGCCCAGGTAGCTTTGGGAAAGTGATTGAACAGAATCCCCACGGCCATGCCCATCACCGTTGATTTCCCGGATCCACGGCCGCCAATGAAGCTTTTGCGCTTGGCTCTGGACCTGAGAAACTTGATCTGCTTGTCATTGGCGTGTACTTTCCGAACCAGTTCCTTACTCATCGAGATCGAGCTGTTTCTTGTACACGTTCACATTATTGACGAAAATGAACTTGGAGGCTTTCATGAAATCATTCGGATCCAGGCCTATATCTTCGGGCTCGTTGAGCCTTGCCAGATCGTCACCCCGTTCCCGGGCTTTTACGGCAGCTTCCAGATTTTTCTCTTTCAGCGCCATATTGGCAATCAGGTCATAAAAGGCAATGGAGGCCGACCGGCGACCATCACGGTCTACCTGATCCAATTTGCCATGAATGAATTTTGCTTCCTCAAAAACATACCGGGCCTGCCGCTCCTCGATGTTGTAATCCTTCATCAGCATGGCCCGCACCATATCTTCGGTTCGGCCCATGCAGTACCAGCTCCACGCTTTTCGGTATTTTTCCAGCATATTCAGCTGAGTGCCATTCAGATCGGCCGTGTCCACCTCCTGATTGTAGTATCTCAGGTAGATATCCAGCTTGCCTTCATCAATTTTCAGTATACGTTTGAGCCTGCCAATGCTCTTTACATTTCCCATGCATCATCATTAAAAAACCACACTGCTAGATACAATGTGGTTTTTTGGGGCAGTAGGACAGGAAAAAGCTTTATATTGTCATTCTTTTGAGTGAACCACAAAATTAAACTTCCAGAATATGCCAATAAGCTCTAGCTCACTGTTCCATTTTACAAGTGGTGATTTGAATATTCTAAAAAAAATATTAGAAAATGGTTTTCTAGTAAGCAAGTCAGAAGAGATTTTACGATCGCAATATGGCAAAAGTGATACTCATTTTAATATTCCAATGGTTTGTTTTTGTGATATTCCTTTATCATTAATCGAAAGCCATATTAAGATTTACTGTTTTAATAATGGTGAGAAAGTTTTTGGTATTGGAATGAATAAAGACTGGGGAATTAATAATAAACTTAATCCTGTAATTTATATTAATAATGAATCTTATCTTAAACAAAGCTTTGATTACATTGAGGATATTGGTTTAAGGATGGCAGAATTGGAAAGTAAATTTCAGCGATTACTTTCTGATAACGAAAAACAGCCTGAGGCAAATGCCGTTTTAAAGATTTTAGAAAAGTCATTTTCAAGCTTTAATGTATTTGAAGACCGATCCTTAATTCGGATAAGATTTGAATTGCCTGAATTTAATACTGATACATTTCTTTCTAGAATATTTCTATTTTTGAAGCCATATTCAGGTAATTATTTTCATAATGGCAGAAATGTAGGTAACCATATATACTACAATGAGCGAGAATGGAGATATGTTCCAGAAGGGGTAAATATAATTAATGCTTTTTGTTCAGATTATAATCCTAAATTGATCGAAATTATTCATGCGATAAAGAAAATTTCCAAGGAAGAAATTATTAACTCTTTAAGGCATCAATTTGATGCCAATAGAAAAGTAACCATTGATCCTATTTACCAGACTCTTAGTTTCAAACCAGAAGACATTTCCTTTATTATCGTAAATGATTCCAATGATGTTGAAGAATTAATCAGATATTTATTAGAATCAACTAATTTCCGAGTAGGAGGTAATGAAATAGCGGATATAAATTCCAGATATACTCTAATTTCAAAAATTCTATCTTACGATCAAATCAAAAATGATATTTTCTCCCATTAACCAAAAAGAGAGCCCCAATTAGGGCTCTCATAGATTCAAAACAACCCCATACCATCCGGATCCTCAATGGCCTTCATCGCCCTTCTTTTGTACTCGTCTTCCAGATACACATCCGCAGGGTTCTCCAATTTGGCGCCTTCCCGGAAGAAATGCCCCCATCCACGTTTCAGCATCCGACCGCGCTCATTATGCTTGTCGTAAGCAAAGTCAGGAACGTCCAGCCTTCGGATTTTGTGGCTCATCCAGGCCCAGATCAGCGCCCAGTCAATCAGCCGGCTTTTTCGGGATCGGCACAGGATAAAAATTGCATGCGTCATGAACAACCTTTGCGGCTCATTTTTGTCTTCTTTCTTCTTGGCCTGTTCCTTAAACATGGAATACAGCGCCCAAATCTCTGAGGAAATCGAGGGGTTGGCCAGGCCCACATCCTCCGAGCTCATAATCCGTAACCTTTTCCATACATATTCACTGTAACCTGAATTGTACAGCTCAACCGCCCAGTACAAAGCTTCTTCTTCCAGACCCCGGCGAATGCATTTCTGCATGGCCGAACTGATTTCAAAGAAGTCATAACCGTTCACGGTCGTAATATCATATTTGCCCATTTATTCAATTTTTTGGTATTGATTGATACTCTATTTTCTCTTTGGCATGCATCCGAATAATGCCTATATTTGTCCCGCTTAGATGTTTAATTGCAAAATTAGACTCACAGGAGGCCCGCCGTCAGGCGGGCTCTTTTGTTTTAGAACAGCTTGGTTTGATCGTCCCGAAAAAACAATGGAAGATCCGTATAACCCTTTTTCTGATCACGCCTGACTCCGCCCACCGAATTGGGTTGTTCAGTCATTAGTTCCCGGAGCGCTGCCTGCTCCACCGGCGTTAACTTTTTGAAATCTTTCTTTTTCATCCTCTTTTACGTAGTTTGGATAGTAGGGTAGACTCATTTACTTTACCTTTCTGGATTCCCCAGGAGAGTCTTAAACTCATGGAGAAACTGACAACTCCCCGGTGGAAAAGCCCCCAGGCCCGCTGCATAATCAGCCTTAGCTTGGCTCGAAGTTTTTCACTGATAGTTCGCATCAGCTGAGCGTTTGCAGGTAGGATACTCCCAGTTGTCTGGCTTTCCGGGTGGCCAAGCGTTTGGCTTTGCCATACACTGCCATGAAAGTGAAAACTTCGTCCTGGATCTGGAAGGCCCAGCACCCAAATCCGCGGGGCCCTTTGCCGTGTACCCGCTTGTACTTACTCGAATCGACGCTTACATGTGCCATTGCTTTGATATTTAATTGACTGATATTGAGATGTTTAACTGATATAAAGATCTCCCGACAGAACGGATTTAAAAAGCGTCAGTCCATTTATTTTTCCCTGAAAATCAAGTATTTAACCAGTTTTTTTGAAGTGTTTTTCGCCCCTAAGAATTGCGCTGCGTGGGGGTTGATAGGGCTCTTTTTTTTGGAATGAATGTAGAGCCTCACAAAAAAGCTCCCCCGAAGAACCGGGAGAGCGTATGGCCAATTAAACAAAGTGAAATCTGACAATCAGGTCTGCAGCCCAAAATATCGTTTGATCATTTGGATAGCCATATCGTACAGCTCGTCCCCAATCAGATCCAGCGCCTGAGCATTGAGTTTGTTCCGTTGAGCTGACTCGCCCGGGCTGTACATGGGTTTTCCTGATCCATAGCGTTCGTAGTCCTCAAAATCATCGTCAGGGTGGTAATTTGCCTTTTCTATAATGATTATCTGCTGTAAAAATTCTATCGCATCCTGCCGGGTTTCTATCGAAGTCGGCAGACCTTCATTGAAATCCTTTTTCATATGAAAAACACCTCCTTTTCTGTAAAGCAGATAAACTGTTTAGGTTTCCCGCGATAAAAGCAAATCCCGAATGCAAAGTCTTCCCTTTGGCTCATCACAATGACGTTGCGGCATTTTTCAACCTGATTACATCTTACAGGTGGTTTATCAATAAAATTGTAGCCTGCTGATCTCAATTCAGCAAGGGCAACTTTTGCGTCTGCTATCGTTTTCATACTGATTAACTGATTTAAAATGAGTTACTTAACTGATATAAATATCTCCCGGCAGAACGGATATAAAAAGCTACAATCCGTTTATTTTCAGCGTTTTATAGAATTAAATAGCCTTCCGAATAGGAAGGCTATTCCGATCAGAACAGTGATAGCTGACCCGCCCGAACCTGGGTTTGCAGGGGTTCAATGACTGGTTTGGATACCGGCTCTTTGGGTTTTACTTCTGCTTTTACTTCCAGCTTTTGTCGCCTTCTTTCCCAGTGCTGCATGGTTTCGCTTTGCTCTTTGGTGATCGGTTGCAGGTGAGGAATGGGAGGTACCCCGAATTGGTGGAAATAGTTGATTTGGTAGCCGAACCACCATTTATCCAGGGCGATAGAGTCCAGGCAGCACACCTGCCCCTGACAGCCGTGAATGGCCATGTTTAAGGCAGACATTTTGGCGCAAATCGCATCCAGATCTTCTGCATAAAGATAATTGCCGGGATTAAACGCATTGAAGGAAAGTAATAGCCGGCCGCTGCCTGAGGCCGGATCATTGACTCGTTTGCCGACTGGCCGGTCTTGGCCGTGACTCGTTAGCTGAGTCATCAGGTCGCACAAGTCCGGTGGCGTAAAGAACTGCCCCATCCAGCTGCGTTTGCTTTGGCTTGCCAGATACTCATAGATGGTCCCCAGGGCATCAAACCAGCTCGTAGGACTATCAGTCACCCGCTGATCCATGACCTTAAACCATGCGAGCATCAGTTCCTGCATTTTGGGATACGCCTTTTCGTACTTCTTTTCCAGGCGTTGAGCCAGCTCCTTATCTCCTTCCACCAAAAAGCAGGCAATAGCATAATCAATCCAGTCTCTGAATACCTCTGAGGGATCGTATCGGTATTTTCCCATCTCCCGCAAAACCCGGATCATTGGCTCAACGCTTCGGGGAGCATCCATTAAATAGCTCATAGGTAAATATTGGTTTGGAGGGTTGAAAAAGCCTTGAAGCCCGATATAGCATGCATTTTGCAGGTGCTTGCTCGTTTCTGCCATAGCTGTGCTAGCAGAAAGCAATGCCTGTATATAGAGCTGGGTTCGGATGCAATGCCGTGGAATAGCATTGCTTTATTAGTGGTAGGTAAATGCATTGTGTCTTTGAATAAAATGAAACAAAAAAGGCCCCGATCGCTCGGGGCCCGTTACTCAGTATTCGGAGGGTACCATCATGATTCCATCGACGCACCAAAGCGTGAGCAGGTCATGATCAAAATGCGGACTCCATACGCATTGGGAGACAAGCGTTTTCCCGTTGCCGTCATCGCAGCGTACTTCAAATTCACCCTGTTTCTGTCGAAGGAGTTTCCATACCTGAAAGTAGTTTCCCACCACTCCCTGCGTGAGTTGGTGGCTGGCAATGATATCCAGTAGCCAAAAACATTGCTGTTCTTCGGCCACGGCCTTTGCCCCATCGGTAAACCACATCCCGGGCAACCAGTGCTGGTACAGATTTTCGGTACCGCAGTACTGCTGATACCTTTCGTTTAGATCAAATTGAACTTCCATTTGCTTAGATATTTACTTGTAAAAATGAAATTGGATTAGAAATGAAAAAGCCCCGAAATTCGGGGCTCTCGGCGGATCAGAACGGCAGGTCAGCTAACTCCTCACTGGCTGGTACCAGATGGCACATTTTCATCAAGTGGCTTACGTAATAATCTTTGATTCGGAAAGTGGTCACAGCCTTGAACCGCTCCTCGATGCGCTTGATAAGCAGCTGGGCGGGATTGACGTAGGAGCCGGGTTTGTGGCATTTGATGAAGTCAATGGCATCTTCAAAGGTCAGCGGTTGATTGAGCAGGCTCATGCTGTTGATTTCCTCCAATTTTACATCCAAAGCCGCTGCGTCTTTATTCCACCACTTTTTGTTGATGTCTCCCAGATGATTTTTGTCTCCCCAGCGCTCGAAGTCTTCCTTGCTGATTCCGGTCAGCCATTCATTTAGGATTGTTTCCTTGCTTACCCAATTTTCTGCATTGACCGTTACCCGTTGCCAGAGACAAGCCAGCTCGTAGGGATTTTCGCTGTTTGCAACCAGGTGCTCATCCATTTCTGTTTCGGGCATGCCTTCCGGAATTTCGGTAGGACGGTTGGCCAGGTGAGCCACGGTGTACAGTTCCAGTTTGGCGCAAACCAGGGCATCCAACTTGTTAATGTGCATCCGGCGTCCTACCTCAGTTGCCCAGTCAAAGTAGTCTTTTTCAGTTTTGCCAGTGGCTTCCAAAAAGCGGTCGATGTTTCGGCGGGTAGCCACTTTGGGTTGCGTTGGTTGAACAATGGGAGTCTCCACAATTTTCTCTTTAACCACTTTTTCGGATACCTTTTTCTCCACTTTTTTCTTTGCCGTTTTGGCTTTCACCGCCACGGTGTTTTTTACTTTGCGAGCACTTGATTTGGCTGATACCGGGGCATTCACTTGCATGTTCTCCATCTTGCTTAGTTGTTTTAATTGACTGAATATGTGATTGTTAACTGATATAAAGATCTCCCGACAGAACGGATTAACAACACCACGGTCCATTTATTTTTCCAAAAAATTAAAGTTTTTTTTACCGTTTTTTGACCATAAAAAAAGGCCCCGTTTCGCTTGAAACAGGGCCTTGATAGGATTGAGAACTGTAAATTATTTTGCAAGGATGGCCTTCAAAGAAATCTCTAACGTGAAATAGACGCACTCCCCATACTTTGTACGGAACCACGTGTAATCAATATCATTTTTAGACATAAATTTGGCGGCAATTTCCTTACGAACTTCCTCAGGAATAGCTGGGGCTTCCTTCTCAAGTATTCTTAAAGCTGCCCTTTCAATTGCCGAGGTAGCATATACTCTTGGAAAAGGCTCCTGCCCGAATTCGCGAGACATTGAAAAGTCCCGCATATACAAAACAAGTACTTTGTTTCGTCCCAGATAAACCAGTGATCGACTGTCGGTTTTGTCATTGTTATTAACTTTTGCATGCTCGCAAACTTCTGCTCTTATTTGCTTAATAAATTCAATGGCCCGAGGACTGGCAAATTTTCCGAATGATAGCGTTTTCATAGTTTATTTGTCTGTATATGAGATGTTTAACTGATATAAAGATCTCCCGACAGAACGGATTAACAACACCACGGTTCATTTATTTTTCCAAAAATTTAAAGTTTTTTCAGCCATTTTTGATCATAAAAAAAGGCTCCGTTTCGCTTGAAACAGAGCCTTGAAAGGCATTGTAAAACAGCCGTTAAATGAAGCCGCAATCTGACATTGAATTGAAACCACCTACTGAAACTATAAGGTGATCCAACAGAATAATGTCCATGATTTTACCTACTTCCTTTATCCGTTTGGTTATTTCAATATCTGCTTTACTTGGTTCCAGATTTCCGGATGGATGGTTATGCGCTAAAATAATCCCAGAGGCGGCACATTGCAGGGCAACACCAAAAAGAATTTTTAAATCCACGATGCATCCTGACATTCCCCCACTGGATAGCTTTTTGTATCCTACAATCTCATTGGCCCGGTTGCAAATAATGAGGTACATTTCCTCCTGAAATTCGATTTGATCCGACCATACATTTCGAAGGAACCTTTCGGCATCCTTACTACACGTAACTTTGATGCGGTCTTGTTTGGCTGGTGGCTGATACGAAACTTTAATTTCTGCTAATTCCATCGTGCTTAGATAGTTAACTGGCTTTATATGAGATATTTAACTGATATAAAGATCTCCCGACAGAACGGAAATACAACGCAAAAACCTCATTTTTTTGTTGAAAAATGAGGTTTTTTTGCTTGATTTTTCAGGAAAAGATGCCCATTAGAATGGCGCTACATGGGGAAGGATAGGGGTGGAAGTGTAACAGGAGATGTTGGCCCTCAAAAAAATAGCAGCGTTTTGGCATGAGAAGAAAGGCCCAACATTTATAGAAACATTTACCATGCGGCTATATCATCTATTTTTTTGGTATTAATATCTATAAAATCAATATTCAATTTCAATGTCTGAAAGGCTATATCCCTTAAACTTTCAGTTTCAAATTTAATGGTACTTGTTGTGCCATCCTGGAATAATATTTCAATGAAAAATTCTTGATCTGCATCCGAAGAATTATTTATTAAAAATTTTCTTACGTGATCAAAATTGAAAAACTCTTCGTTATCAATTCTCAAAAATGTTGCCATAAAAGCTTAGATGTTAATTTATGATGTAAACTCAGAAAGGCAGTTTCAGGCTTTTCTGAAACGGATGCCTTAAATTAGATTTTCCGGACGACTTCCGCAACTCCACCACGCTCCCGAAGACCTTTTGCAGTAGTAAAAAGTCTTTTTCTTCATTTTCCACGTTTCTAAACTCAGCCAGTCCGCCCCGGTTCACGAAGGTGTCCTTTTGGGCCCAATAGAACCGGGTGTCCTTCCAGATCATTCTGTGGTGGTGCGCATTAAGGAGCGAGATCCAATAGTCTTCGTTACAGATGATATCCGGACTGTACCAAAGCTTTGATCCTTCCAGTACCCCGTGGGCACAGCCGGTAACGTATCCGCTCAATTGGATAGGATTCAGGCTGTTGAATGAAATGGGCGTAGGAGAGGAGCTGAACCCGAAAAGAAAAGCTCCTGCCTTTCGGGCTGCATAGCCGGTCATTTGGATAATCTCGTAGGCAACTTCCGGATCCACCACGGATTCTTCCCCTTTCTCCGTGTAGATACGTGACAAATGGTCAATGTCATCGTCTAACATGAAACAATCTCCTATGTGCTTTATAATCCAGTCGCGCTTGCGACTGAGGCCTTTTATAGAATCCGGATGCACAATGAGTTCAACTCCCGGATTACATTTTTTATAAATCTCCGCCTGACTTTCTTCCACGCATAGGGCAGCGCCATATACCGCACTGGTCGTCCTGATCCGGTTCCAGCGCTTGTGGCTCGGGATTACTATTTTGATGTCTTTCATTTGGTGAGAGCGGCAATTGCCTGTTTGGCGTGGATTACGTGGGTTGTTCCGATCTTGGAACTTTTGTAGCATTTGGTCCGGTCGAGCCCAAGCTTTTCGGAGACGTGATTGAAGTCAATTTCATTTTGGCAAATGATCACGATCGAATCGTATTTTTCCGAAAACTTTGCCACAATGGGCATTTCAGGCTCTTCAAAGTGGGAGTCGGACAATTCTTCCAGTGCCGCATCCAGACTGCCAAGGTCAATCCCGTAGGTAGCAAGATCCACTTCCTCCGAAAACTCAGCCTTTAATAGTTCCAGATCCCATTCTCCAAAGTGGCTGTTCTCAATGATCGACACTTCCTTGAATTCCTTTTCGGTCAGTTTCCGACTGGCAATGTTTACGTTGATGGGTTCATTGCCCAGGCCCAGCTCCTGCAAAACGGTCAGGCGCTGATGGCCACTGATGATCGTTCCGTCCGAATCAATGACCGGTGGTGTGATCAACCCATAGGCTTTTAGCTTTTCTTCAAGTTCTCTTTTGCGGGTAGACTTTATTTTCCGCGGATTTTTGGCGTACGGCAGAAGCTCGTTTGGGCGCCGCTGCCCAATCTGAAAAAGATCATTCATTTTTAAAACTCAGTTAGTGTACTGCCTCAAAGAAAACCTGCACCTCTGAATTTCATAAGGACAAAAAATGGCCCTTCAATCGGTTGAAGAGCCATCGGCAATTTTTCCTTTGAAGGATTTTTTCAGGTTTGAGTTTCCGCCCTTTCCAGACAGTTCATCATCATCCGTTACCCACCACCAGTCAAAAATGTAGAAATAATCCATTACTTCCGGAATATCAAAAACAAAGAGCCAGGCCCGGCCGGGCTGAACCAGATCCGGCGTCACCCGGTGTGTAATAGTTTCCTGATTAACCCGTTTAAGCCGAACCACCACTTCTCCTCGTCGAGGGAGTGGAGTGGTATTGACAGCCCGGAAAACAGCCTTAGGCAGCTTTTGGGTCTGGACCCGTATATTCATTAAATGATTTACCATTGGTTAGTCGGTTTAAGATTTATAAGGTCACAAACAACGCCTGCATTACTTCCATTTTTGCCAGCCCCACCGCAATTTTCCGTTCGTATTCCGCTTTTTTGGCTGAGGTCTTGGCAGCTGATACTTTGGCCGGCCACTTGTGCTGCACATTGATCGCCAGATTTTTGATCATCCGGTCGAGCTCGAATTTTTCTCGGGGAAGCTCGGCAGTGAATTTAGTGGGGAACAGGGCGGTATCCTGGGGAAGTGCGCTTTCCGGCAATTGCCCGTTTCGCTTTACGTACCAAATCCGATCGCCCAGTTCTTCCCATTGCCTCCTTAAATTCATGATCCGCTCGGTGAGCTCAGGACAGGGCACCGAAGCCGGTATCTGTTGGAGTTTCATGGAAACATTCCGCTTTTCCACATCGAGGGTAGACCGCTGTGCTTCCAGCTCCTGAATGTGGCGGATCATTTCCGGACTGAGTACCACTTCCGGTGCGGCAATTGCCTGTTCAACCTTCGTGGCCCCAGGTACGTAGGGCTTTTCGGTTGTTTCCTTGACTTTATCTGTTGAGGCAGGAATATGTTTCCCGAGCTTACAACTCACCCGCCAGGCCGCTTCTACTTCCTCAGAGGAAGCTTTACCTGCCCGATGACGTAATTTCAACAGTTCCCAGTTTGCCTTCGCCTTAATCCGTTCTTCCAGAAGCTTCTTTTCGTCCATGCTCCAAAAATCATCCGGAAAACCGGCAATTGCCAAGACAAAAAAATGCTCCCGATCCTAAAAAGGAGGGAGCATATCAACTATTAAACAACACGAATTAAATCAACCCTAAAAAATCTTCAACCGTTTGCCGGTACCCCACCGCTTCCAGCCAGCCCACCGGATCCTCATAGTGATCCTTTTCAGAGGTCATTTCTGCGCAGTAGTCATTGTATTCATGCAGGGCGTTTTTCAGCTCCTTTACATCAATACCCCTTGATCTGAGAAACGGGCTAACCCCTTCAAAGGGAAGCTCCTGAGTAAGAATTTGCATAAAGATACCGGTTGGTCACTGCTAAACTCACTGTTAAGACAGAGACGATGGGGTACTTACAACCCCATGCCAACCGGCAAGTTCTTACCGGTTCGTCTCTGTACAATAATATTAACTGAGCTTAGCGGTGGCAATATACGCAAAAATCCCGCCTGATCGGGCGGGATTCTGGTTGTAATCTGCATCAAAATTTAAAGAGAATCCTTACTCATTGTCTGTCAGGCGCATTCTTGGGTCACTGATGGCACTATCAATTGGGTCAGGATCAGACTCCTCCATCTGGTTTTTCAGCGCTTCCAGCTGCCTTTTTGCTTTTTGCTGAATTTGTTCTTCCCAGGTCTTTACTTTTGACAGTGTCGGTGGCTGGATCATCTCCGGCTCCTGCGGTAATTGAGGCACGTTCGGGCTCTCGCTGGCTACTGTTGGATCTTCCGTTGGTTCCGGGGTTGTTTCCACCAGCTGTATTGGAGTTGCTGCCTGCTCTACCTCCAGAGTGGGTGGTATCGGCTGCGTCTTTGGTGCTTGCTGAGTTTTGCTCATCGCTTTTTGTAGGAATATTTAGTTTGAAATAACGAGTAAAGCCCAAAGCCATCAGGGCATCAATCGTCTTGTCTTGCAATTGATCATGGATTTTCACAAAGCCGAAACCCGGCACACAATGCCCGATTCCTTCTTTGGGAACACCCATGATCACATATTTTCGTTGCTTCATTGCCTTTGACTTAAAAATTGGAATAAGGAATTTATCCTTAAATGCCCTCCGTTGCAATTTCGAGTTCAGCTACCTGAGCAGTCGCCAAAGGCAGAACGTCCCACACAAAACCGTCCTGCTCACCTTTCATGGTAAATCCACGCTTGTCATTCCCTTTCTTTCCACCCTTGAAGGCCTGCTTTACAAAAATCGCGTTGTCGCTCGATCCTACCACGGCATAGGTTCCGTCGTTCATCTCGACAATGAACACCGCACCGGCATTCATATATTTTTCAAGCTCAGCCTGAATCGCTTTGGAAAATCCGGAAAACATAAACTCAATCGCGTGCTTATAGCTCTGAAATCCGGGATCACCCTGTTTTTCAGAACTCACTTCAATCGTTCCGTCCGGACATTCATACCTTGCCCACTTGGTTGCTTCCGGATCCAGAGTCGGAACCGAGGTGATTTCTCCGCCCGTAATATCCGATCGCTTTGGCCATACGCCGGTTATGGATTTTGCCAGTGCTACCAGCAGCTGACGCGTACCTCCGGGGTTTCCCGTTTGGTGGGAGGTAGCATCCAGAGTCGCAAAATTCAAAACAGCACCCAGGACCAGGCCACTCGCAGCGGGATCGCCCATTACGTGGGCCAGTACCTCATTGGGCAATACAACTGCCACCGCAAATACCGCCAGAGCCACAAAAACATTCAATACCTTTTTCATAAAATCAATGTAAAAAATAGATGAAACAATTTGAAAACAGGCCCCAAAGCATCAGCTGATGCTTTGGGGCGTAGTGGTCTTATTCCTCTGGGTCGGCGACATCGCCCATCCAGATAAGTTCGCTGATGGCCCAGTCCATTCCTACCTGAAAATCGACCATGTAGGCCAGTGAGCGGGTACGCTTGTCGTAATCGAATTCAAGCCGCGTCTGATCGCCTTCATCATCATAGAGCCAGGCCAGGTTCTCACGGGTCGTGATCACGGGCGACTCAAACTTGGTGGCGCCGGTAATAGCCATGCCGGGTTCTACCACAAATTCAATCATGGTACCCTCGATCTGCATTTTGTCAAAACCCGCATTGTAGGGGCTCGTGCCGTACTGTTCGCGGTAGTGGCGCTCGTAGGCCTGCTTGTATTTGAGAGGCGTAATACAAACCAGATCCTCATAAAAATAATCCGAAGGTACCATGTCAATGATCTTCTCAATCTCGGTCACGCCGTTGGCGGCCGTGATGGCATTGATTGTAGCAATCTGTCCAGCTGTAATCCCACCCGATGCTTTTTCGGTGGCAAGCTTGAAGAACAAACCGTCCATGGTATCCACGGCAGCGGTACCGGCTTCATTCCGCACGCCGTTGATCAGCGCGATATTCCGAAGGTCTGTCATCAGGCGGTCGAATACCTTTTTGATCACTTCCGCTTCAAACGGATAGGTGGTCCGGTCAATCTTTCCGCCGCGGATCTGACCAAAGTACGATTTGTACATGGCCATGATCGTGGTTTCCTTCATGAGCAAATCCACCTTGCAGGGCTTTACCTTCGCTTTGCGGGGTTTGAGCTTTACGGCGTTGTTCTTGGGGTTGAAGCTGTCTTTGGCTCCGGGCTGGAGCACGCTGTCGATGTACAGCTCTGTTAGTACTACTTCATCATTACCCACTACGGGCATCATGTAGTCCGTAATGGGTTTGATAGGCGTACCTGGCCGGCCGGCCAGACCACCGCTGTAAATCTTGGAAAAAATGTGATCCTTATTGTCCCGGGCGTAGTCTGTCGCCGTTGTGGCCAATAGTGATAAATCCACTGAATCTGCCATAGCTAATAGAAAAATTAATAATTGATAAAAACTCGTTAAATGACCGGCAATTCCTAGTTGTTCCAGGGCGCCTTTTGCCAGCTTTTGGTTTCGGCGGGACCAACATCCACCGCGTCTGCTGAACTACCAGCTCCTATTTCGGAGGTTGCGTGTTCGTACCAGCTTTTGAGTACGCCGTACTCGGCTTTGGTCTTGTTCCAGGCGCCTGCATCAGCACGCAGCTGAGCCAGTTCCTGGGAGGCAATGGATTCCATCTGTACACCCGCCAGGGCCGGTTCTTCCAGTGGCGTTTCCGGCTCAGGATCCTGGGTTTCCTGTGAGGCGCCCGGCTCCGGATCTGCGGCCGCGCTTTCTTCCTTGGCAGTCGGTACTTCTTGTTTTTTGTCATCCACCTGTACTTCACCGGCTTCCAAAGCAGTGGGTAAAGGTGGGGCAGTGGCCTCGGTGCCCAGGCGTCCCTGAATTGCCTGAACATCCTCGGTAAGTTCATTGAATTCCTCGGTGCTGAGTTTTTCACTCAAAGCCCGGTTGGATTTTGGGAACAGGCTGGCCAGCAGTCCTCCCAGAGTTATTGGTTTTGTCATGGCTAGTTGAAAAAATTGATACTTAATTATCGCAGAAATTGAATTCTACACAGCCTTTTTTCGGGCGAGCGTGATGGCATCTCCCAGGGTACCGAGCCGGTCTACAAGACCTTCTTTGAGTGCGGCTTTCTTTTTGAACATGCGGCCGGTCAGTACATCATCACTTTTGAGTTTTCCCGCTCTTCCACGCCGGACGTAGCCGTGAAAGGCTACCATGGCTTCATTCAGATCCGTTTGAATTTGTTTTTCCAGCTCGGCGGTCAAAGGCTCTATGCCATTGATCAATGCCTTTTCCTGGGAACCTTTGGCCCGGTAAATAGTGACTGCCAACCCCTCTCTTTCCAGGGCGGCGCTTTGATCGACGTAAACCATCAGGACTCCAATCGAGCCAACTTCGCTGGAAATGGAGTTTTCCAGCATGATCTCATCGCACTGACTGGCCACAAAATATCCGGCGCTGGCACAGTAGTTGGTCCAGGCAATGATGGGTTTTGAAAAATTTCGGATAACATCCGCCAGCATATCGGTGCTATCGACCGTACCACCCGGCGTGTCGAGCTTCAACACCACGGCTTTAACCTCCGGCTCTCTATCAGCTTCCTGCAAAACGCTGGTAATGCGTTCATTGCCATAGCCACAGAAACCGTAGCGGCTCATGGTTCCTTCCACCGGGATGACGGCAACATCACCACCGCCCGTTCTCAGAAAATTTCGCAGATACCACCGGTCTTCATTCCATCCGCCTTTCTCATCATAGGGAGAAATTTCGTAACGGAGCCGGGAGGAAGCCTGATTTAAATGTGCTGGAATGGGGTCTTTGCCTGCCACCAGGCGGGGGAGAATGATTCCCTGCATACGAGAGGCAAATGGCTCATCAATAAACCACATGCCCGAAAAAGTTTCTGCCGTCACATTAGCGTACGTTTGATTTTACATAAATCGTCAGGTACGAAATAGCAGAATAAGAAGTCAATAGATTAGGACGAAAAAAAGTCAGCCCAGCTGCAAAGCAACCAGGCTGACTGGAATATCCCTCCTCTAAAATTAAAAATGATGCTGCAAGTTATGGAAAGTATTTAAAGTAGCACTATCCACTTTTCTTTATACAAAAAAAATTATGTTGAGTATATAAAAATACAGCCCGGCCGCAAGAGCAGCCGGGCTGTAATGACATATATCCACACCATTAAAGTGCTAATTTAAAAAAATCTAAATCAAGTTACCCACCATTTACGACCAAAAAGACGCACAATACCGTAAAAAAGGTAGGCTTGCCACTTCGGTACGCCCTCTCGGAGCATATCAAACAAAAAGTCATGATCGGCCCAGTACCTGGCTTCTTGCGGTCCTAGCTCATTTTCCATTACCTTTTGGTCATACCACCAATCATGCTTAATGGCGGCATTCGTCCACCGGCCATGTGGTGGGAACACACTCCACAAAATCCTCGGTACCGAAGCAAAGTCCGTTTTGTAGCCAGCAGTAATGATCATCTTTCCACAGTCACAATCTTCCGCAATTTCAAACCAGTCAATCTTTGCATGGGGCTCTACGCATTTCCGGAGCCGGATGTCAGGATACTTCGTCATACCAGGCTTCTAAAATCATCAAATACCCCACTTTCATCCATGCGTTGAATCAGAAATTCATCCAGAATCTGATGTACCTGACCTAGCGGAAGCGCCATGGCTTCACCCGATTCAGGGTTTCTGGGGACAAACGCCGCCAAAAATGAATATTCGCCAACGGCTCCTTCGGGAGTGGCTCCTTCTGAATCTGGATGAACGCGAGCACCTGTTAACGAATCGACCAACTTATCATCACTCGTTTCAACCGTGCGGTTGATCGTAGGCGACTCAATGCCGTACCAGGGCGCACCATCTTTCACATGCGAGATGCGTAGGGTATACGAGCCCCGGCGCTCAGTGGGCATATCTACACGCGCCAATATTTCTACAAAGCGCTCAACCGAAGGAGCGTCAGGGTGATTTGAAATTTTCATTACGTCCAGGGAGTTATTTGGATGGTACAAAAACCTGATCCGGTTAACGGCAGGCTGAAACTCGTATTAGCGGCATTGATCACCGAGGTTGAAAGCGTAGTGCTTCCGACCGTACAAGCCGCATCCTTATGTAAAATCGTATAATAAAAGGGAAAAGGGCGGTTGACCGTATAGGTATCACCCGCCTTCAGCATCAAAGTCTGAGGCGTGCTATCCAGATTCTCATACTGAGGAGAGGTGTCGTTTACCGGATCATTAATTTTTAGGAAATTGACAATGTTCCGGGCAATGGAAACAGCAGTACTTATGGAATTACCAGTAAATTTTAGTGTTACCCAAAAGTGATTGGTATAAATATTAGCTGGGCGTTGAATAGGGATTTTTACATTCTCAATGGCTGCCCCCGGAGTTGCGGCACCAATAATGGCAGTAAAGCTGCTCGCTCCTCCGGTATTTCTGTAAGCAACTACTTTTGTCTGCCTTATACTCGACTGACTACCAACTGCTGCTGAGTAAAAGGAAAAATGTTTCGTGACCATTTTCTGCATGACCCATCCAACCCCAAAGCCAGATCCTACCGTCATTTCCAGATCACAATAAATGCCCATACCAGGCAGGAACTCAACGTGGGCTATTTTTGCGTTGGCACCATCACCTGGAAATGTAATAGGAAAGGTAATCTCAATATCATTCATCGACTGCTTACAGATCACCACCCGACCATTGAGCGTAAAAACAGCTTTGTCCAGAAAATTAACCTGTTCAAAAGCATTTTCTCCAAGGGTAACAGTACCACTGTTCCGGGTATAATTCGAGTCTCCGCCCAGCGGATTGTAAATTACACTGCCGGAATTTGTACCCGAAAACATGATGGTATTATTCCCGACATTCAGATTCAATCCCCTAATGGAAATATTCTGTTTGGTATAACTCATCCATGCCTGGGCACCGCGTTGCACCAAATTGATTGTACCCTGAGCTAACATATAGGAAGTGAGGTTGGCACCACCTACGGGATTACAGTTCTCGGTTTGAAGGGTCGGAACGCCGGAGTTTGGTGTAAACATGGCATTCAGACAGAATAGGCTCAGTTTATAGGGCTGCTCATAGGCGGTCGGTCCAGATCCAAACGTTTTCTTTCGGAAATACAAACCAGTCCCGGCATTGAATGCAAAAGCAATGAAAGATACATTAATCATCACGTCCTGCGTTACTTCGACTACTCCGCCCTGGATCTGGACAATGACCAGATTGAATTTGTCCGATACGATTGCCGCCAATCGATGCAGGGAAGCAATGGGGGAGCCGGACGTTCCAGGATTTGCATCATTACCGGTTAAGGGGTTTATATAGATAGTAGTTTGCAGGCTACTAAACCGGGTAGGATAGTCAGCCATTAAACCATTGGCCTGTACCCGAATATCATCTGCCCACTTGCCGGTATCAGAAAGCGCTTCCAGAACATCCAGGTTGCTTACACCTTCCGAGCCGCCAACACCGCGAATAGGCTTTATAAGCCTGGCGGTTATTGTGTCAATGAATTGTTGAAGACTTGCGAAATAAGCCATTGTTGAAAGTTATTAAGTATTGAAATGTAGGCCAAAGTGGTAGGAGAACTGTCCCTGGGGGAATAGTTCCTGAAGTTCAAAGCCTGTAATTTTGAAAGAGGGAAAGGAGAAACTTCCCTGAATAGCTACCAGTAGAATGTTTTGGCCGCTTGCGGTCCGGCTCCTTTGCAGCCTAAGGCCAAATTCTTCATTTCCCGAAATCCAGGCCACATCATTATAGTCTTCCCATAGTACCACCCAATCTTGGTGCTGATGAGTGAGCAGCCAGTGAAGCAGGCTCGTGGTTGGTTTTGGAACTTCAAATGAAAAAGAAGTATCAAAAGCCAGGCCCTGTTCATTTTCAAATTCACTTTCAGAAAACCGGATGGTTTTGGGAGGCAATGAAAAAGTAAATCCCTGAGCTCCCTCTTTAACAATCAGACCCGAGAATGGAATTTCGTACATGGGCCCATACCCAGGGAACCGGATAGGATCCATTACGCTGATTACATCTCGTTTTCTCAATAGCCTGATCCGCCGCACAAAGCCAGCGTTTGTGTCCTGATCAAATCCACCAATTTCCTGAACTGTAATCATACATAGCAAGTTGGCAATAGCCACTTTCTCTTACAAGGACAGCTTTTTTGAAGGGCATTTGACTTGGGACACAAAACCTACAAATCAGGACAACTTTCTTTGAAAACAGGACATAAAAAAACCTCCCGCTTTCAGGAGGCTTTCCAACTATTCAGAGACTTTCTACAAATGTGCTCTTGCCCGTTGGGCTACTTTGAAGGCTGCATCCAGATCGTAATCTTCGCTCGAAATGCCATATTCCTCATAAAACTTTCGTACGGCACCCTGTTCGGATAGGAGCAGGGTCATTCGTCCCTGTACGTAAAATACCATCGCCATTTTGAACCACGCTTCAAGGCCCATACCAATTCTGGCCAAATGTCCGTCGGTCACCAGCTGATAGTTGATCTTGAAAGTTGGATTAATTACAATGGTTGAGTACTTGCTTATCTGTGCAGGCATGTAATCAACCCCGAGGTCATTACGATCGAGCGGATGAAAGCTCAGGACCGCCAGTAGGATCTCGCCCAGCCAGTGATCCTTCCGAATATCAGAAGGTCCCGGCCCAAGGTTGATCGGGTGCTCTAAAAAAGTTTTGACATGTGGTTTCACAGGAATTTCGAGTTGCATCGCTTCTAAGGAAAAAATAGTAAATTAGTCCCGGCCAAAGTACTAGCTACTTATTTTTACTGAGTGGAGCCAACCCTTAAATTTCTGTATTTGAACTATGAGAAGTCCAGGTATCTGTGATGCCTGGACTTCTCATTAGACCCGTCTTCATTCTATCATTTGCCAATCTTCGGTCTGGGAATCAAGTTCAAATGGGTTTATGTGTAAAAAATCGAAAACAAAAAATAATTTGGTTGGAAAGCTGCTACACCAGATACTGCGGAGGTTGATACAGGCCATTTCGACTAGGATCAGGGGCGGCTACTTTCCATTGTTATGCATTTACCAACCATAGAATATTTGGTTTTCTTTAAAAACCGAAACTCTAAAAAAGCTCAGGCTTTACAGGATTGGGCTTCAATCCACGCTTAGTTAACTCATAATCTATCCCGCATAGCACCATTTGTAATTCTGACGAAATATCTTCCTGCTGAAATCTTCGATGCAAAATCCTGGAAACAGAAACCGGTATTTGATAATGGTAAGATTTTCGTTGGTCTGTTTTCCGGGAAGCTCGGATGTACATTACTTCCAGTTTTAAAGAAAATTCGGCCAATACAATCAGTTCTTCCCGCGCCTGAGGGTTATGGGCTATTCGCTCAGCGACTCGCACATAATTTCTTAAATGTGTGAGCTCATGCATATTGAGCTTAATTCGTAATGGCTCCATACAATCCTTCATTTACTGAGATCATACGTACAATATTTATTTCAAAACTGTAAAACAGTCCAATCTTAATGGAATCTATGTAATTGCCTTCGCCGCCATGAAAAAAATGATCATGTGTATAAACTTTTTCCTTTCTGCATCTGGGCAATTCCCGGTTCCCCGTTTCGACCAATTCCTGTACTTGATCAATAAATTTATCAAGATCATCAGTCATTAATTTTGATAAGTCTTCCAGTTCGTTAATTAGTCGGCTCTGCAAAGAGTTTACAGGGTTTTTACAAATTCGTCCTATTATGAAAAAACGTCGTTTAGTTGCCATTTTGTTACCAGTTAAACTGTTTTTCCATTTTCCAGATCCCATTTTCAAACTGGTAGATTTTGTTATCAGCCCTGGTATCTTTATTAATTCTGGTATCAAAGATTGCGGCAGAATGTACTTTTCCTCTGAAATAGGTCTCCATGATCCGGAACATTTCGTTTACAGCATCGCCAATATTCCTGATCCGGGGCTGAGCCCATTCGTTGGACCACTTGGACCACTGATTGCCATCGTGGAATTTAACGACCATGTAGCAGCTGGCCATTTTTCGTTGCTTATCTTTCTGCTCCTGGGTCAGCGGTTTACGTTTGGAGGTCTGCTGTCCTAAAAATCGACGATCTTTCATTTGCTTAGATGTGTTTATAAATGGATAACTGCTTAAATTTTAATCAATCAGTATAGTATCCTGTACCATCACCTTCAATGTAATTTTCAACATATACAATCACCTCCTTAGTAACTTCTCCACCTGCCCGGCGGGCTCGTTGGGCGGCCTGAAAGCGGGGTGACTGAAAATTGTGGGTTTGGCGATCAAGATATTGTTTGGCAAAACGTTCACGGTATTTGGTGCCCAGGCCTGCGAATAAGGCATCATAGTATTGATACAATCCCAATTCAGTTTTTCCAGCTACCTCTTTGCGGGGTGGTATCCCCATTCGTAGTTTCAGGAAGTCACGACGGGCAGTAATGAGTAATCGATCACAGCGTTTTCGGTGGGCATACGCATCTCGTTGCCGTTTCTGTTCAATTTTATCCTTCTTCATCCAGGCTTCAATACCAATGAATCCGAGATGGTTTTCTCTGTCAAAATAGCCTTTTCCTGCGATGACCACTGCGTATGGATCCGGTCGATAGGCATCTGGGTGTCGATCAAAGTAACGTCCGGCTTTATCAAGTTTGCTCAGCTGATAGACTTGTACGTTTAGCCATTCTGCATCCGAAAGCGGATCAGTAAAATTGTTGTAAACACCTGCCATTATGGCGTATAGGGCTGCTTCCTGCTCCTGGTCACTGAAATCTTGTCCCGGGTAAATCACTTGCCATGCATAAAGCCAGAATTCAACGAGCATTTTGAGATGCTGAGGGGCGAGATCCTTAGGATTACGACGAGGTGTTGTAGGTTTTGGCAGCCGTAGGGTGGTTATCGCCTGCCGGGGCCGCACGCTGCCGCCCCCAACTTGATCTTCTCTCCGTCTGTCGGTATTGAAGGGTTGCTGGCCGACAGCTATGGTTTCTGCTCGACCCCTCTGTCCCTGAACGTTCTCTCCGTGTTCAACCAACATATCCACTTTCCTTGTTTCTTTTTTTTCTATTATCTCTATGTAGGTACTATTAAGCGGAAAATTTTTCGGGTTTTCCCCTTCAAAATGCGGTTTTGGAGCATTTTTGAACTCATTGACAGGGGCTTCTGATTCTGGCTCAAACAAGAATTTTGGGCTTATCCACACTTCAAAATCCTTCCTTGTCCCATGAAATTTTGTTTTGATGTAGCCAAGCTCCCGGAGCCTGGAAAGATGGTTTCTGACGGTTCGATCGGTGCATCGACAAAAAGGAGCGAGACGTACATTATTGGTACGTAGGCCAGGCGGTGAATCTTTGGTATAGGCTCCATCAGCCATCATGGAAGCCATACGGTTATAATTTCGTACATACTCCGTTACCAAAGCGTGAAAGGTGGTACTGATCGCTTCCGGAATTAAACCAACCCTGCGGTGTATGAGCTGAACATCTGGTTTGCCATCTGCTGTCATGATCCTTCGTTCAACAGCTTGCATTGGGCAGCTATTATTATGCTCATCAATGGCCTTATAAGCCCGCCGTACTACATTTGATATCTCAATTCTGGGTAGCATACAAGCGTAGGAGTGGGGTTAGTGACTTCATTTTGTTCATACTAAATTGGCAATTGCATAAAATTTTAAACAAACCTTCCCTTACCCACGCCAGGCGTTACCCCGGCGTGGTTTGGGCACTCATGTAGAATTCTGCTCTACCCTGTGAAAGCTCCGGGAATCGAACCCGGCCCCGAACCAACACGGGGGCACCGGCAGCTTTCTCCTTGCCTGAGTAAGCAGGCAACTCCTTCTTAAAAACCCTCCTCTATCCGATATCTGATGTCTTTACATCATCAGATACGAAAGCTCCGGGAGTCGAACCCGGCCTCACCAATACCTACATTCAATATCCACTCTGAGGGCTCCAACAGCTTTCTTCATGCCTGAGTAAGCAGACAGCACCTTACACTAGTATCCCGTTCTCACGTTTACTCACTTTCCTGTTTTTCTCAAATACTCTTTCATCGCATCATCTCGTTTCCTGATGAGCCTTGACCGGCTGCATCCCCAGCGCATATACACCAGCCAGGGATATTTATTTTTTGATTCCCGGACCGCCCATTCCCAGAAAACGAAAAGCGCTGCTGATGCTTCTAATCCGGAGGAGTCCTCTAATTGCCCGCACAAGGCCGCTGCCCAGGTACGACTTTGGCCTATTGTTTTGCTTTCGTGCTTCATAATAGTTGTCAGATTGAGCCATTCAATTTCTCTGAAATCTTCGTTATCGATAAGCCAAGAAATGCTTCATGTAAGCCTTTCATTGTAAATGATTTTTCGACGCTCGTAATCATGAATTCAGCAGATCTGCCGGTGAATTCTCCCTTTATTGCGCACCGTTCTTTGATCATGAGTCTGTCGCCAATGCAAACTTTTTCATCAAAAAAAACCTGTTCAATAATCAGGAATTTCAAGTTGCCCTGGATCAAATTTTCGTAGCGAATGGGCGTGGAAGTGATGGCGTATTCATTCATGACTACCTCCTTTCCCACAAAAGCGGACGTGAGCTCCACGAGCCTGTTTGGAGCTGAAGCTTTTGCCACAATCCGGGCAGCTAAATTGTGGGATTATGTGTTGGGTATCTTTTTGCACAGTTCTCATATCATTAGATTGAACTTTCTTTTCAACTTTCATATGATTTCCCCGACGTTCTTCTGCCTTTTGAATTAGCCAGCTGTTAGGAGCCAGCATAAGTTTCCGACAAAGCCGGGCAATCGCCATCAGATGTTGGTACTCCTGAATCATATCTCCCTCACATTCAAGCATTCGCTCGTAGTGATTTTCCAGCTTTTCCTTGTAGTAGGATATCAAATGCATTGCATTAACTGTTTCAAAGTTTTCACCAACCTTGGTTTGTAGCGCAACATGGGCGTTGCCGTATAAACCTTTGCTTCTTTGCGAAAACCACCGGTTGCGCCAAGGGCAAGTAGGGCATCGTTCCATTTTGAAGTAGGGATATACCCCACCAGTCTACCGTCCACCCGGACGGTACATTGATTTTCAATCGTGATCATTTGCTTAGATGTATAGTTGAAAATTAGACTCTAAAATGCTCTCCTTACGGATCTGAGTTATTCAATCCCTTGGCAATTTGCCTTCCCCAGGCAAGGATTGCCAGACATAGGCAGATGTATAGAAATATGTAAATCATTTAAAATGAATGGTTGAATTTCAATGCCTGGACCTGCCCGATTGCAGGCCCAAGCGGCAGCTGTGTGTATAGTGGTATTTGATTTTTCAGGAAGCTTTCCTCTTTCCAAAATGAGGAATAGTTCTTTGAAGAGGGGCTTCAACCAAGCCTTTGGCTTCAAAGTCATCATCCAGATAATTGGCTCGATATCTGATATTTTCTCCGATTCCGATATATCTCAGCCATCCTTCTCCTCTCCATTTGCGGATCGTTGATAATGACACTTTCAAGCGATCTGCAGCCTCTTGTTCTTTCAGCCAAACCGCATGGTTATTTTGTTCAACCTGCCGATTTAATAGCTCTTGTACAGTCGCTAGAAGTTCTAATTGCTCCTCTGGGAGCGAGAGAGAGATAGTTGTAGCTGTCATGCCTCAAGATCAAAAGGGTTGGATATTAAATGATTCTGTTTCTGGTACCATTCGGGTAGATTTTCTATGACCTTAGGTATCCATTCTTCCAAAGCTCTTAACAGAGCAGGATCATCGGATCTCCCAGCTTGCCCGCGGTTAAGCTCTGCTGTTCCCTGATAGGAATCGAATTCTGGATAAGCGTCCAGAAAGGGGCGACGCCAACCACGATTCCCAGTTACTACCCGTATCAATTCTCCGATTCGGGTTCTTCGGGCTCTTCTACCTTCCATTCCGACCAATACAGGTTCTGTCCAATCAATCAT